ACCACCACGACGAGGGGGGGGCGCACAGAGGATACCCCACCACACAAAGACCACAGACAGACACACACCACCACACACCACACACCCGGCGGAGAACAGTACACGACACAACCGCAGCACTCACCAACACTGCAGCGGGATGAGCAGAGCACGGGGCACACCGCAGACTGAGATGAACCAGTAGCAGCACACACCACCGCCACCCCGCACACCACACCAGCAGAAGACGGACACCATCCACTCATCCTCTCACACTGTTCACGATCACACAACTAACGAACGATCACAATCAACGTTGATCAATAATCATCGTTCAATGATTGATCAACATTGATCAACAAACAATACACAATGAACATGATGATGAACATGATGAACATGATGAACATGATGATGATCATGTGATGATGATGTGATGCATGACATGCATACTAATACCACGCACCACGCATGGTGCCAACGCATGCCACAAGGCAATCGCATAACGCACAAACGCACAAACACACAAAAATGTTATAAAACAAAAGAAATGTTACAAAAACACGCAAAAACATTCAAAAGCACGAATCAACAACGGCGTTCAAAAAACCATGGCAACAAAACGAGACGAACACAAGGGATCCCTTAAGGGAATAAGGGATCCCTTAAAGTAGGACCCACACCACAAAACAAGACAGGGAACACAACAAAACGAGACGCACACCACACAATCCATGCAATGGGGTCCCCCCCCCTCCCCCATCCGGCCGCGAACACCCCGAAGGTCTGCCCATCTCTCCCTGCTTGTGGAAAACCCTGTGGATAACTCCAGTAACCCATGTCACAATGTGACCGTCGTCATGTGGAAAACTCCCAAACCTGTGGAAAACCCTGTGGAAAACTCAGGCAGCTGTGGATAACCCTGTGGAAAACCCCACGAGAACATGACGAGCATCACAGCATATAATAGAGGGTATGACAACCCACACAAACACCACAATCACCGTATACGAACCCAACAGCCCCGCACCCATCACAGACGCCATAAACACAGGCAACCCAACCCTCATCCGCCAAGCACTCGCACACAAAATCGCCACCGTCATAGACGACCCAAGAACAGGCGACACAGCACTCACAAAACTCACAGCACAACTCATACAAATCACAGAACAACTCGCCACAACACAAAACGAAAACACCACCACACACCCCACCGACATTCCAAACGAAACACAAACCTGGGACGGCATCTAATGAGCGAAAAACACCTAAGCGAAATCGCCGCCCACCTCACCCTCCCGGAAAACATCACACACACAGCCTGGCCGCCAGTCCAACGCCGCCTCCAAGAAATGCAATACCCCCTCGACACATGGCAGCAAGACTGGCTCAAAGCAATCCTCGCAAAACGAAAAGACGGCCACTACGCCGCCAGCATCGACGGAATCCAAGCATCCATCCCTCGTCAGGTCGGCAAAACATACACAATCGGCGGCCTCACATTCGCACTCGCCACCCTCCACCCAAACTATTTCGTCCTCTGGACCGCACACCGCACTCGCACCGCAGACGAAACATTCAACGACATGAAAGGAATGGCACAAATCCCCGACATCGTCCCATACGTGAACAAAATACGGCAAGCAAACGGACAGCAAGCCATCCTCTTCAACAACGGATCACGGATCCTATTCGGAGCCCGCGAAGGAGGATTCGGACGCGGATTCCACGGCGTAGACATGATCCTCTTCGACGAAGCCCAAATCCTCGGAGCCGCCGCACTAGACGACATGATCCCCGCCACAAACACGGCGCCAGACCCACTCATCATCAAAATCGGAACACCACCAAAACCAAAAGACCCATCCGAAGCATTCAGCGAATTCCGCAACCTCGCCCTGCAAGGCGAAATAAAAGACGGCCTCTACCTCGAACTAGCCGCCGACTACGACGCTAACAGCGACGACAGGAAACAATGGGAAAAAGCAAACCCATCATACCCGCGCCGCACACCCGAATCCGCCATTCTAAGAATGCGCAGACAGCTCGGTGAAGAATCATTCCGACGTGAAGGCCTCGGAATCTGGGACCGCGCCAACGACAGGCTCGCAATAGACCCAGTCGCCTGGAACGCTGCCACAATACGGCCAGAAAACACACCCAGTGGTATGCGATGGTGCGCCGCGATCAGGTTCGCACCCGACGGATCAACCTGCGCCCTAGCCAGAGCAGGACACAAAGCAAACACTCCCACACACGTAGAACTGTGCACACACCAAGGCGTGCGCCGCATGAGCGAGGGCACGCAATGGATTATCGATTACATTGCGGACACAAAAGACAGGTGGGCGCAAATCATCGTAGACGGAAAATACGGTGCCGGAGACACGATCGAAAGACTCCGCGCCATCGGAGTGCGCCCCCAAGTCATCATCACACCCACAATCACACAAATCATAGACGCTTACAGCATACTAGACGCCTCACTACGCGAAAACACAATCACACACCTAGACGACATGCAACTGAGAACCGAAGCCGCGTCCGCGACGCCGCGCCCAATCGGAACATCCGGAGGATGGGCGCTACAAGCCCCGCCCGGCGCCACAGTAGCCGGCCTAGAGGCGTGCACGCTCGCAATGTGGGCCGCACGCACAACAAAAAGACGGCCCCGCTATAAGCCTTATGATAAAATCGAAAACGCCAATAGTAGAAATGATCGTGGCGGCGGAGTGCTGTTCCTATGACTGAAATTTATCCTGACGACGGACGACTCGTCAATGCTACCCCGGCACCCACACGCATTTCCGGACTCCCCGACGAAGACCGGGTAACATTCATGCAGCTGTGGCAGAAATGGCAGCAGCACTCGAACAAGAACAAGCTGCTCTCCGTCTACTACGACGGCCACCGCGCTTTCCAGGATTTGGGTATCAGTATTCCGCCGCAAATGACGCGCACCAAAGCCGCGCTTGGGTGGCCTCAGAAAGTCGTCACCACGCTCGCCAGGAGACACGTGTTCGAAGGGTACTCCCTGAACGGCGCCCCCGACGCTTTCGAAGCCAACGAAATACTCTCCGCAAACAACTATGATCTTGATCTCGCCCAGGCGATCACGTCAGCGTACAAGCATTCTTTCTCACTGCTCACAGTGACGCGGGGGGATGAGACTATTGGTGAGCCGCCTGTCGTTGTGCAGGCCCGTGACGCAGAATGGTCCGCAGCACTATGGGACACCAGGCGTCGCATAATCGAAGCCGCCCTCACAATCGATCAGACCGACAAATACGGGCAACCGGCCGGCGCCATCATGCACACCCCCACCGCCATTTGGCGAATCGACGCCAAAGAAAACGGCGGCGGATGGAAGGCTGAGAAGCTCGGAGACACCCCCAACCGCATTTTCGTTGAAGCACTCTGTTACGACCCGCAGCTGAACCGCCCTTTGGGACACTCACGAATCACCCGTGAAGTGAGATATCTCACGGACGCGGCGGTGAGGACGATGGTCCGCGCAGAAACCTCCGCAGAATTCTTCTCTTCACCGCAGCGCTACGTGCTCGGCGCAGAAAGAGCAGATTTCGCCGGCCAAGACAGGTGGTCAGCAATCATGGCCCGAGTGCAGGTACTTGAGCCTAACGAGAACGGCGACATTCCGTCGGTTGGGCAATTCTCACAAATGACCATGAGCCCTCACCTGGAAATGTACCGTCAGCTGGCGCAGAATTTGTGTGCAGCCACAAACCTCCCCCAGTCCGCTATTGGAGTATTCGCGGAGAACCCCGCCTCGGCTGAGGCGATGCAGGCGGCTGAGGCGGCGCTCGCGGACGAAGCCGAGTATCAGTGGCGCATTTTCACCGCACCACTACGGCGCACGCTGCAGAACATTATTATGGTTCGGGACAAGCTTGACGAGCCGCCCGCCGAGTCATGGAAGACCTCGGTGAAGTGGACGCCCGCCCGCTATTCCTCGCCGTCGTCTGCCGCCGATTTCGCGGTCAAAATGGTGTCCGCATTCCCGTCGTTGCAGGAGTCTCAAACTCTCATGCGGCGTGCCGGACTCACAGAGGACGATCTCGCAGATATCAACGCTGAGAATCGTAAGAAGAATGCGGTGTCTCTACTTGATCGTGCTCTCGCTGCCACGAATAATGAGAACATGGTGGACGAGAATAACGAGAACACCAATAATGATGACGGTAGCGGCAGCAACCTAGACATTAATAACCAACCCAATACAAGGAACAGGAGTAAGCGCAACATTAAACTGCCCGGCGGCACCAAAACACCAATAAACTAACAATCATTATGCTGTCAACCACAGAAATCGGGGCATATGGTCGAGCAATAGACTCGCTCGTAACGCTCGCCCAAAACGATCTACACACACTCTGGGCGCACGCCGCTAGACAACGCCCCGAACAAGCCCGTGATCTTCTACTCGAAATCATGCCCGCCCTCGTAGACCAATACGGCAGTGCGGCCGCCGCAATCGCCGACGAATGGTACCGAGACATGCGCCTAGACCAAGACATTCACGGCGACGCACCCACAGTACAAACGTCACTCACCCCGCAAGGTGAAATCGACGACAGCGTAAGATTCAGCGCAGGCGCACTATACGCCGGAACCCCCGACATCGCCCTATCATATTTGACCGGGGCGCTCATCCGATACGTCAGCGACGGCGCCCGCTCGCAAATCGCAGACATGACATGGGCTGACCCGGAAGCAATGGGCTGGGAAAGACGAACGCGCAACCCGCAAGCATGCAATTTCTGCGTCATGCTCACAATGAACGAATGCTACTACCGCAGCCAGGGCACCGCATCATTCGGGGCGCACGACAATTGCAAATGTGTCGCAGTCCCCGCATGGGACCCAACGGCGCGGGAAGTGCCAGCAAAAGCGTACACGCTCGCAGCCAGACACAAAACCGAGAAAGGCCGCGAACGTCATCGCGAGCTCGTCTCATCGTGGATAGACACGCACCAGGAAGAGCTTGCAGAATGGCGCACCCGACCAATCGAATGATTGTGCTACAATGCATAAACAAAGGCCGCTAAATGACGGCTGCAAAGCCCAGAATAGCTGCCTGAAACATTGCAATAACCGCACGGTCAAAATATAGGAAACGCCCGATGAGCGACAATGCCGCAAGCGACACGCCAGTTGACAATAGCGTCACCAATAACGGCAATGCCCCAAAGAATGAGGACAACGCTGCTAGTAAGCCTGAAATCGACTGGAAGAGCGAATCCCGGAAGTGGGAGAACCGCGCCAAAGAGAACAAGCGCGCCGCCAACGAACGAGACGAGCTCGCCAAAGCAATCGGCGACAAAGACGCCACAATCGAAGCCCTAAAAGCCAAGGTTGCGGACTTCGAAACCGCCGCCAAGGTCAGGGAATGGTCCGCCAACGCGGCCGCAGAACACGGTATCAGCGCAGATTTGATCCGAGGAACTACCGAGGACGAAATCAACGCGCACGCCGCCGCAATCGCCAAGGCACTGCACGACGCTAAGCCGTCCGTCGCCCCCGTAGTTCCACAGGCCGGGGCCACGCCCGACAATGACGGCGGCAATCTTGCAGAATTCGCTCGGAACGTTTTCGCCGGCGACTGACACAACTACAGCCGCAATTCTAAAAAGTAAAACACTAGAAAGAAACGGAAACAACCATAATGGCCGTGTTTGACTCAGGCAAGGCGAAGGTCCTCATGCCTCGGCAGATCGCCGACGGGATCATTACTCGCACCCAGACTCTCTCCACCGTCGCCAAGCTCAACGGCGGAATCCCCATGACCTTCGGCGACGTGGACATTATCACTTTCGATAATTTCCCGCGTGCCGAGTTCGTTGACGAGGGCGCCGAGAAGGCGCCCACGTCCGGTGAGTTCGGTTATGTGACCGCTAAGCCTCACAAGGCTCAGGTCACTATGCGTTTCAACGAGGAGGTCCAGTGGGCCGATGAGGATTATCAGCTGGACGTCCTCAACCAACTCGCGCAGAAGGGTAGTGAGGCGCTCTCCCGGGCCCTCGACCTCGGCCTTTACCACCGTGTTAACCCGCTGACCGGCGCCGTTATTGACGCGTGGACCAACTACCTGACCTCCACCACCAAGAATGTCGAAATCGGTACCACGGAGATGGACCAGGCGATCCGCCAGGCCGCCGGGCTACTCATTAACGACAATGCTGCGCCGATTACGCCGACCGGTCTTGCGCTTGCCCCGTCCGCCGTTTGGGCGCTCGGCAGTCTCCAGACTAAGAATGCTGACGGGTCTCCGTCGGGGACGCCTCGTTACCCGCAGATCGGCCTCGGCGTCGACATTGACAATTTCATGGGGCTCCCGGCTGCCGCTGGAAACACCGTTGCTGGCAAGCCCGAGGCGACCGCCGCCACCAATGTCGAGGGCATTGTCGGCGATTTCGTCGACGGCATTCGCTGGGGAATTCAGCGGTCGCTTCCGCTCGAGATTATTCGTTTCGGTGATCCGGATGGTCAGGGTGATCTGAAGCGTAGGAACCAGATTGCTCTGCGCCTTGAGATTCTGTACGCCTGGTATGTTTTCCCGGATAAGTTCGCGACGATTAAGACCAAGGCTGGCGCCTGATAAAATCGCCATAAAGAAACAAAACACAACCCATCCAAAACAAAATTTTTCCCAGGGGCGATTTCGGAAATGCGATCCTACAAGCACCGAGACCACGACATTGTGATTCATCTCGCAGACGACCACAATGTGATGCTAGGAGACGAATACACCGAAATCACCCCCGGGAATGATGATGCCGGCGGGGCAGACGAGCCCTCCTCCTCCCCTCGCACTGCCCCGTCGGCACCTGCCCCCCGTCGGGGACGAGGCCGCCCCAGAAAGACAGTAAAGTGATCCCCGACGATATTATCCCGTTTGCCACGGTCGAAGACCTAGAGGCCAGGTGGCGGGCGCTCTCCGACAACGAGCGCATTCGCGCCGACGTACTCCTCGCCGACGCAACCGACCTTATCGTGTCGAAATGCCCCCGCTGGGAATCCGCTACCCCTCGCACACGGAAGCGAGTGGCGTGCGCTGTAGTGCGTCGCGCAATGCAGGGCGGAGATGCTATCGGCGGCGTCACGGACAGTGGCGGCGGAATCTACTCCGAGCCGCACGGGATTATCGCGTCAGAATCACACACGACCGGCCCGTTCTCCGATCAGTTCACGTATCAGAATCCCGAAGGTGGCCTCTACCTGAAACGCGAGGAAAAAGACGCTCTCGGAGGCTCTGGCGGTGCGTTCGAGGTGGACCTCCTGCAAGATTATGATGCGCGATCCGCTACGGATCAGCTGATCGAAGACATTAATGCGATTAGCGGGCAGGAGCCGTGATGCTTTCAGGGTACGTGCCTGTCACGCGGCGTAGGCGAGGCCCTGCGTCGAAAGACCAGTATGGTAACCCAGTGCCGGGGCAGTGGGGGAACGTTTCCTTGCCTCCCGCGGTGTTTGCGCCGGCCACGTCCACTGAGCCGATCGGTGCTGGGGCAATGCCCGTCACCGTGCCCGCCGCCCTTTATTGGCGGAATACCACAATCGACGTGACCGCCGAAGATCATCTTATTGTAGACGGCATAGAATACCGTGTCGAAGGCCGCCCTTCACCCTACCCCAAGGGGATGGTTGTGCAAATTCGCGCCAACGAAGACAAGGTGAGCGAATAATGACGAAAGTAAAATTCCAGCTCAACAGGGACGGTGTCGCCGATCTTCTGCGCGGACCCGACGTAGCCAGAACCGTAGCATTGGAGACCGGGCGCGTAGCCAACGCTGCCGGACGGGGGTTCGAGGGTGAGACGACGCACGGAAATCGTACCCGCGGATATGTTAGAGCGCGCACCATCGCCGCAATGCGCAAACAAATGAGGGAACACACACTGGAGCGCGCGATCGGCTTCACAATGGGTGGCGGGAAATGAGCCCAACATACGATCGCGCCCCCACGGTACCGGACATAAAAAAGAGGCTCATGGACTTCCTGTCCGCACACATGAGCGTGCCGATCGTGGCCCGTAGGCCCGAAAGTCCCGACCGTCCCACCGTATTCATTCGAGTCCTCTCCACCGGGGGCACGGGTGTCACGCAGAAAGCGCTCTGTACTGCGTTGGAGACGATTGACGCCTACGCACAGTCGTCGGGTGAGGCGATGAAAATCGCGTGCGAGGCCGTGAATGTGGCGCACACTATGCCCAACTATAAGGATGGTATAGTGATGGTACAATCATCCTATCCGATAGAAATGCCCGATCCGGACACGTCTCAGGCGAGGGCGACTGCAACATTAACAATTACAGCACACAGGTGAACAAATAATGGCTGTTAACGCTGACAATGCACTCATTTTCTCGTCCGACAATGACGCGCTCTGGCTGGGCGACTACGTCGAAAAATTCGGCGAAAAGGTCACGTCACTCACCCAGGACCTCTCCGGCGTGACCGGTCTCACCAACGTTGGGTGGATTAGCGAGGATGGGTTTAAACTTACCTCCGACGACTCCGTCACCAAGATTAAGGGGCACCAGGGTCACGGCGTTGTCAAAACATTCCTCGACTCCTCGGAGACCACCTTTAGTGCCACTCTCCTGGAGACCATGCTTGCTCCGCTTTCTTGGTATTTGGACGCTACCAGTGAGAAGGTTGAGGATGGTGGCGCCACCAAGGGCGTGAAGATCACCGCCAAGTCGTCCCGTAAGGTTAAGCTTCTCTGCGGTGTCGCCGATTTCTTCGACGTTTCTGGCGTGGGTGCGCAGATTCGTATCGTTTTCCCGCGCCTGGAGCTCGGTGAGCGCGGCGAGATCACTTTCCAGCAGGCTGAGATCACCGGATACGAGTACAACCTCTCCGTGCTGGGCGACTACATTATCTACTCCGACCACAAGGCCTTGTTCCCGGCCTGATGAATGATGCTTCCCCGCTATTCCGTGTTTCGGATGGGTTGTCGCGGAGTAGCGGGGAAGATCCAAAACAAACACAACCCACCCACTTTATAAAACAATTTGAGGACAACCCATTATGTCTAACAAGGATACGAAGAGCAAGGCAAAGGCATCCGGCGCCAAGGTTCCTTCGGATAGGCTCGCCAAGGCGGAGGCCACACGCGACCCGATTCACGTGGACTACAAGGGGATCGAGTTCGACATTCCTCCGGAGGCGCTAGAGGACTTCCGCGCATTCGAGGCCCTCGACGCCGGCAATCCATTCCCGCTTTTCCGCCTCATCGTAGGCGACCACAAGGATGAGGTCTACTCTGCGTTGGAGAACGAAAACGGTCGCGTTCCGATCGACGCGGTGACCGACTTTATGCAGTCAATCGTGTCCGAGGTGGGCGCGGGAAACTGACGATTCTCCCACCACTACTCCGCGAGTATGGGTGGGAGATAGAAGCCGACCTGCAACGATACTACAACACAGATCTTCTCGACTTGTATCGTGGCAGAATAACCCCGCGTCGGGTAATGGCGCTCATCGGCGGCCTCCCGCCAGGGTCAACATTCGATAGGGCGCGAGGCGGAGATAGATACTGGTCCGACGAAGTAGCCGCCACAATAATGTCAGCACACAACCTCCGGACCACACTACTCGCCGTCAACGGTGTCAAAAAGGATAAGTGGCCTGAAGCGCCGAAACCGCCGGCCGAAGGATACCGGGAAACCGGCAATCCCAAGGTGTCAAGCAAGCACGCTAAAGCACAAAAAGCTAAGGGCGAGAAATGGCTCGCCCGATACGGCAGCTGAGCCGCGTTTCTATCGGATAGTGTAAAATGGTTCACGCCAAGACAAACACGAAAAACGGTTTGATTGGCGTGAACCATTTTCGCTACACATGATTTCGGAGAGGTATCAATGGCCGGATATGATCTCGGGACCGCATGGATTCAGATCAGCCCGTCCGTGCGAGGCCTCGCTCGAAGTATCAATAGCGAAATCGGTAACGTCGACACCGGGCCGGCCGAAAGAAAGATCACATCCGGGCTTGGTGGGGCGTTCAAATCGGTAGCGAAAGTAGCCGGCGCCGCGCTCGGAGGACTCGCAATCGGCGGCATTGCAGTCGCGTTCGGCGGCGTCGCAAAAGAGGCGTTCAATGCTGCCGACGCCACAATCAAATTCAAGCAAACGCTCGCGTTCGCCGGTAAAAGTGCGGACGAAATCAACGCGCTCACAAAGAGCACGCGCTCCTACGCGGACCGTACGATTTATGAGCTAGACGACATTCAGTCCATTACCGCGCAGCTTGCATCCAACGGCGTGAAGGGCTACGATAAGCTCGCCGAGGCCGCCGGTAACCTGAACGCTGTTGCGGGCGGAAATGCGCAGACGTTCAAGACGGTCGGCCTCGTTATGACGCAGACCGCGGGTGCTGGAAAACTCACTACCGAGAACTGGAACCAGCTTTCCGACGCCATTCCTGGCGCGTCCGGTAAATTGCAGGAAGCCATGAAAAAGAATGGCGCCTACACGGGCAATTTCCGGGAAGCCATGGAGAAAGGCGAGATCACCGCCGAGGAATTCAACCAAGCAATCCTCGACCTCGGTATGGAGGACGTGGCTATTGAGGCCGCTACATCCACCAAAACACTTGAGGGCGCTTGGGGGAATTTCAAAGCGACTCTTGTGACCGGGGCGCAGGAAATCGCCGAAAAAGCACTCCCATGGATTACTGCATCTCTTGACGCCATGAGCAAGGGGTTTGAAAAAGTATTCAACTGGGTCAGCAACTCGTTCATCCCCAGCATCACGAACGCTTTTAACGTCATCCGCAAGGGTGACTTCACGGGTCCGATCTTCTCGTTCGAGGAAGACTCGAGCTTCGTTGATTTCCTTTTCCGCATGCGTGACGCCGCCGCTGCCGCGGGTGAATGGATCAACAAGACGCTCGTCCCGTCGTTGAAGAATCTTAAAGATTTGCTTCTGTCCGGTGATTTCACAGGGACGATTTTCGGATTCGACAAAGATTCCGGAATCATCTCATACATCACCAACGTTCGCGACAGTTTCGTCGAGCTCGGCAAATTCATTGTCGGGACGCTCGTCCCCGGTATCGCTACTGCTCTCAGCGCCATCGCGAACAGCAGCCTCGTCCAATTCATGGAAAGTTTGACTGTCGCTATTCTCAATAGCAAAGTGGCGGTGTACAGTATTGCGGCCGCATTTACGGCATGGAAAGCCGTCATGGTCATGTCCTCAATGCAGCAATGGCTCAACGACATGGAAGGCGTAGCCGGTGTTGCCGGGCGTGTCACTACGGCCATTAACGCGATGACCGTGGCGAAGGTCAGAGACGTAGTTGAGACTGCGCAGCTCAACCTCATGTACGCCGGCGAATTCCTATCGAATATCGCGCGAGCAACGACGCAGATCACGATGCAGGCGGTTGCGTGGGGTAGGGTCACGGCAATGATGGTCCTCCACAAGACGGCAACAATCGCCTCGACCGCGGCGCAGTGGGCATTCAACGCTGCGATGGACGCTAACCCAATCGGCCTTGTTGTGATTGCTATCGCAGCATTGGTTGCGGCAATCATTGTGGCATGGCAGAATTCCGAAACATTCCGCAACGTCGTCATTTCTTGTTGGGAAGCAATCAAAACGGCCGCCGGCGCTGTCGCCGACTGGTTCGCCGCTAACGTATGGCCTCTCATGCAAGTCGCATGGGACGGAATCGTGGCAGGCGCCCAATGGATGTGGGGCGTCATGGTATCCGTATGGCAAGGAATGCAACCTGTCATTCAGGCGGTCATTGATTGGATAGTCGGCACCGCATGGCCCGCACTTCAGGCGGCATGGGACGGGATCGTCGCCGGCGCCCAATGGGTATGGAACGGCATCGTCGGCGCATGGCAGGGAATACAGCCCGTCATTCAGGCTGTCGTTGATTGGATCGTAAATACTGCGTGGCCTAATCTTCAGGCCGCTTGGGACGGTATTTCTGCGGGCGCAATGATCGTCTGGAATGGGATGGTTGCCGTCTGGCAGGGAATTAGCGACATAATCCGGCCCGTCGTCGATTGGATTGTCAATGTTGCCGCCTTGTATCTCACCACGGCATGGGATGCCATTAGTTGGGGTGTGAGCGCGCTCTGGTCTACGATTCAGTGGGCGTGGGACGCTATCTGGGCGGCAATCATGCCCGTCGCCACACAAATCTACAACGACATTTGGCCAATGGTGGTAGGCGCCTTTAATGCAATTAAAGACACGGCCACTAACATGTGGGCCGATATTCAGATCGCTTGGACCGCAATTCAAACCGCAATTCAGCCTGTTGCGGATTGGATTTACAACACGGTCTGGCCGTGGGTTGTAGGCGCCTTTAATGCAATTAAAGACACGGCCACTAACATGTGGGCCGATATTCAGATCGCTTGGACCGCAATTCAGGCAGCTATGCAGCCAGTAGTCGAGTGGATCTACTATACGGCCTGGCCGTGGGTCGTGGATACTTTCAACACGATCAAGGATGCGGCGTCCAATCTTTGGGGCACCGTTCAGGCCGCATGGACCTCTATTCAGGCGGCTATGCAGCCGGTAGTTGAATGGATCTATTACACGGCGTGGCCCTGGGTCGTCGACACATTCAACACAATCAAAGACACCGCCTCCGCTCTTTGGGGCACCATATCAGCGGCATGGAACGGCATTTGGGCCACTATTCAGCCCGTCGTCGATTGGATTTACAATATTGCATGGCCATGGGTGGTCGGAGCATTCAACGCCATTAAGGACACGGCGTCTATTATGTGGGGCTCCCTATCGGCGACATGGAATGGTATTTGGGCTGTAATGCAGCCGGTGGTGAATTGGATTCAAACCTATGCTGCACCCGTTATTAGTGTGGCCTGGGAAATAATCTCTACGGGTGCGAAAATTTTGGGTGGAATCATCGCGTTCGTATTCGCGTCCATCATCGCAGCGGTCACTATGGGAGTCGCCATAATTCAAGGCGCAGCCACCACGATCAGCGCCGCCTGGAACACTGTTGTTACGTGGACCAGCTGGCTGAAAAACATGGTCGTCTCCGCCTGGAACATCCTGAAAGGCGAAATCCAAATCGTTAAAGATTGGATTGCTAACACACTCGTCCCCGCAATTACAAGCGCCTGGGACAGAGTCGTGGCCGCCGCCAATACCATGAAAGATGGTGTTCGGACGGCGTGGGACAAGGTCAAGGAAGCTGCGGCCAAGCCCGTTAACTTCGTTATTGGCACCGTCTACAACAATGGGTTGCGGAAACTCGTAAACGGAATGATGGAGAAACTTTCTCTTGATCTTCGTCTTCCTGAGGCTCCCACGATTGGCGGGTACGCGTCAGGTGGTGTTCTGCCCGGATACTCTCCGGGGCGTGATATTTATCATTTCGTATCGCCCGATGGTGGCGGCAGGCTCGCGCTTTCCGGCGGAGAAGCAATCATGCGGCCCGAATGGGTGAAAGCCGTTGGCGGCCCGGCTATGGTGAATGCCATGAACCGCGCTGCCGCGCACGGGGACAGGATTCCTGGCGGTGATGCGGGGTATGCGGCATTCGCCCCGGGCGGTATTTGGGATCCTGTCAAATCAACGGTAGAAAGAGGCGCGTCCGCTGCTCTTAATTGGATCACCGGAGCGGCCGACGCGGTATCTTCGATCTTCTCCGACCCGATCGGAGCCGTTGAGACTGTCGTCAAGATTCCGGTTCATAAGCTTTTGGATTCGTGGGGCGGTGACGGGGCAAAACCATTCTTCGACGCCGGAAAGGCCGGCGTTGATAAAACCATTGACGCGCTCGGTGACTGGATTAAAGATCACATGCCTGTGGTAAGCGGATTCGGTGGCGGAATCGGTGCTATTGGTGCTGCTGCCGGCGACCTCGTAAACACGGCGAGGCGCGCTATCGGTACACCGTATGTTTGGGGAGGCGTTTCCCCGGGCGGCGGACTCGACTGTTCTGGTCTTGTCTATTGGGCGCTCAACGCGATGGGTATTCACGTGCCGCGTCTCACAGCGGCCGGATATCAAGCAATGTCATCCCCCGGCAATCCCATGGTTCCCGGAACGCTCCTGTTCTGGGGTTACCCGGCTCACCACGTTGCTATCGCTTCCGGTAATGGGATGATGGTTGAGGCGCCAACTTTCGGTATTCCGGTGCGTGAGGTCCCGATTTACGGTGGGCCGTCCGCGGGGAATCTCCGCTACGATAACGGTGGATTTCTGCAGCCCGGTCTCTCGACGATCGAGAATAAGACTGGCCGTCCGGAGCCTGTTTTCACGTCGGCCCAGTGGGAGAAAATGGATAAGCTGATCGGCCTTCTGGAGAATCGCGCTCTCGGCCCTGACGTGCTCGAAATTCGGGACGTGGACAATGATCTTGTGGGCCGCATGCAAGTAGAAGCAACGTCGGCCATAGTAGACTATGACCGAATGAACCGATAAAACCATTGTGACGGAAAGCATAGAATAATGCCGATTACGGGATGGATTGCTACACACACTGGGCTACCGTCAATAATGGCCACCGGCAAGGAACCCGTCTATGCGGGGGACCGTCTTTTTGCTGTTCCTGGGATGGCTCGCGACAAAAGACCTCTCACCGGGCGTGCGAAAATGATTCGCGAGCTCGAAGGTCCCAAACTGACCGAGCCGGTGACAATGATCCTCTCAGACGCATACGCCGTGCCGGGCACCACAATAAAATACACCCAGGGCGACTCCTCGGTCACGCTGACTCGCCCCGAGGTGGAGTGGTGGCGCGGCATGGTGAGCGGACTCAACGGTCGCACCGTGCCCGGGCTCATCTGGGAGGAGGCCCAGGACAAAAGAGAATGGTCCTCACCGATTTCGAGATATAACTCACTGATCGCCCGATGGCCGATGCTGGAAGTAGCTCGCACCGGAGGCGGACAATTCGTCCTAGACAACCCATCTCACGTTAATAACGTTTGGGAGATCTTGCAGAAGCGTGAGCCGCTTATTCTTACGCCTGGCGCCCCTGCCGACGTTCTCCCATCGCGATTCATCACCGTGGACAAAGTCGACAGCGCCAGGATCACGGGAGACGGTATCATTCGGTGGAACGTGAAATGGCATGAGCTCCCCGAAGATTCACCAATGCTTGTCGGCCCTCACGCTGGCTGGGGAGCTGCACCTTGCGTTACTTGGGGTGAATGGCGTGAAGTCGACAAAGTTTGGAAGTCGCGCACGTACATTGAGATTTGCAAAATGATTGCGGGAATGCCATGAGAAACGGCCCCACGCTGGCCGCCCTTTCAGACGGCCTCAGCATCGGCGCAAGAATCGATATCATTCGCGGCGGCGAAGTTCTTAAAACAGGAATCCCAGCCTCCGAAGTGAAAGTCGAGTGGTCTTCAACGAATCGCCAGGTTCCGGGCGCCCTGTCTTATTCCTGCCCCATGTCTTGGGTTCCGGAATGGCCGTTGGACGCGCTCAACAATTTCGGACAAAGGTCCATGGTGACCGCACTCTATGAGAATCGGCGCGGCGATTATTGGGAAATTCCGCTCGGCGAATTCGTCAACATGGAATGGTCCGTGTCGAAAGAGAAAGTGAACGTTTCCTGTAAAGATTTGACGCAGATTCTTGCCGATAATCCGAGGCCGTGGCCGTCCTCCCCCGGAGCTGGCGCTACTCTGCTCTCCGAAGCCAATGAACTTGCCGAGTACGTGCGAGTGAAGTTGGAGGACGACGTATGGGACGCGCCCATCCCCCGCACCACGCAATGGGGAAACTCACGGATCGAATCAATCTATAAACTCGTTGAATCGCGAGGTTGCGGTATTCGTAGTGGCGCCGACGGGATGCTGCACATTTTCAAACTCCGCGACAAAACTGCACCCGACGAGATTTATACGTATGAGTCCGGCTTCCTTTTGGAAGCTCCGCGCGCTCCGAGGTCGGGCGGCCGTCGCCCGAATCGTTGGTATGTTACTGGCAGTAAACAACAGAAAGCTCAGGGCGAGCAAGAGGAACGATGGACCGCGGAACGAGAAATCACTGACCCTCCATATGATCCGGCCGGCTACGGTTGGGTTACTTCGCACAAAGAATTCAGTGCCGCAAGCTCGGCGAGAGAAGTATCCGAGGCCGCGGACACTTACATGATTCAGGACATTTCCTCCCGATCTTCCCGTTCTTTGACGATTATTCCGGACGCCCGTATCGAGGTCGGGGATATTATCGGTGTAATCACCGAACAGGGTGAGCATATTGCAGGCCGTGTCGCGGCCTATAGTCTCCCGTTGTCTGATCCGTCCGCTACAATGAGGGTAGACATAGAGGTACTGGGAGAATAAGCGGGAATCATGGTCAGACCGTCACTATTGCTTGACACGGCGCCACGAAACGGCGGCGGCCGCAACAATAACAATGTTATTGTTCAGCAATCCTCAGTATCATGGACATACGGGAAAATCACTGGCACGTCCGCCACCGATTCCACGCTCCCGTCCGGCTGGGTAGAAGTAGGAATCCCTTACAGCAATCCGACCTCTCACGCTGTCGGCGAATCCGATGGAATTGCCACATGGATAGGCGCCCGCGTACTCGTCATCATTGACTCGTCCGGCCGCGTAGTCAAGATCAGTGACCCTATCGCCGACCCGCCTTCCGGCGCAAAGGTCGAGAACCTCGGGCACACTGGCAAAATTCTCAGTCAGGCGGCAAAGGATGCCGAGCGTGCTTTCAAAGAGGCCGACGCGATTCGAGACCGAGCAAACAAAGCTGAAGGTGCTGCGAACAAGGCCGCGAAGGATGCTGAAAAAGCTGTTCAGATTGCGGAAGCTAACCGGCCGCCCGTAGTAGCCCAGACCGCGCCAGAGAATCCTGTCACAGGGTTGATTTGGTATGTCACCGACAATGCTGGGCACATTACTGACGTGCGTATTTGGGATGGTACGCAGTGGGTGACCAGGACAATGGTCGCCGGCAGCATTCTCGTCCCCTCATCTGTGGGAAATGTTTCACTGGCCGATGGTTCCGTGTCTGCTCGTAACATTTATGCTTCCGGGGAACTCTGGGCGAAAATCGCGGCGTTCGCGTCTGTCACTACGGAAATGCTGACCGCCGGAAACGCCACATTCAACGCAGCGAAAGTCACCGGCGATCTCATCGGTAATAGGCTTATTGGTGGTGAGCTTTCGCTCGTTGATACCGAGCCGACGTCAGGCGAGAAGAATATTCGTTTCGGCCTCGGTAGTGAGTATGGGTTCTGGGAGTCTATCTGGTCCCCCAAAATCGCGACTGTCGAGGAGCTCGAGGGTGGCACGCGATTTGTTTTGACGGACAGGGATCGCCCTAATCGTAACGATGGTGCGCAGATGGCGATCTACGACATTGCTGTTGCGAAACCAAAAACCTATGGTATTGCCGGTGAGGGCGTCGGCAAGGTCGAGGGGTATATTCTTTTCACCCCGTCATGGAACGGACGCGCGATTCTCACAATCAACATTGGCAAGAATAGAATCATCGCTGTTGACGAGCAGGCGACTGCCGGGCAGAAGATAAGATTCGATTTCACGCTCCCCGACGGTGCGTGGATCCAAGACACGGACACGCCTTTCTACATTAGTGCCCGCACGAACGACGTTTTCACGCCGGGAATGACGCTCGGAATCATTTATTCCATGTACGTGTCATGGAAAATGAGCCGCTCCTCCGGCCTGCATGTTTTCCGCGACGACGAGGGCGTCGCAAAAATACAGATCACTGATCGTCAGGGCGGCGAGCTTATCATGGATACGAATGGCGTGTCCTATGATCCGCCTGGGTCGGCTTCGCCTCACGCGTCGTCTTGGCGTACTTTCACGGAGCCGCCTTTCGCCCACATGGCAACAAACAACGCGCAGCTGTGGACAGTAAAAGATAAATGGACCCGGGTTCCGGTGGGTTCGCAGGAGAAAATTGTTCGCGGCGGAATGCAGGTAGACGGTGCAGAGGTCATTATTCCACAGAGTGGGCTTTATCGTCTAGACGGCACAACATGGTACAGGTCATCGTGGTCCGGATATGTTGGTGGCACGAAGGTTGCTCGCAGTGACGACGTTGAGTACGGTGTTTACATGTATGCTGCGTTGAACCATGGTTTGTGGACCGCGTTGCAGGTGACTGGTGTTAGGCGTTTGAATGTCGGGGATCGGATTGCGCTTTATACGTATCAGAATATTGATGAGGGTACAATTATGGATTGGGGCGAGATGACGGTTAGCTGGCTCACCTACTGAAGATTGTGTAACAATATTTTTAGGAGAAAACAATATGCCTAACACTAGGTGGACCGGCGGTATCGTCCCCACAGTAGACGATAATCTCGTTGAGGCCTGGGACGCGTACGATGATTCCGCCGGCAGGGTCATGCCAGCGGCGTCCGTGGCGGCAGCACGGGTCATGTTGGCGGCTGCACCGTCCGGGGCAGTATCGAAAGCGCGCCCCGCCGTTTTCATTATTGACGACATTCTGTACACGGCCGACGGCTCCAAGGCGGGCGACGGGTCATTCAACATTAATCCCGCGAACTCGTTTAGTGGCGTGCTTTACCGGCATCGTGATAATACGAACGGCCGTGGGCGTCCGACCTCGGATCACACTACTTACACGTGGGGCGACGGTATCGTCACTTTGCCGATTAAGAGCCTCATGGAGTTCTCGCTTGACGTGTGCGTGAGTATCGCGCATGAGGATTATAATTCTGAGGCGGAGAAGGATAAGGCGGTCGGCTCGTATTTCTTCGGGTTCAAGCTTGACAACAGGGGTATTTGGCAGACCGAAATTCAGTATAATCGTACGTTTATGACGCATCATATGCAGTGGCGCCTTTCCGTGGAGGCCGGCTCTCATAGGGTTGCTTATACTACGGCGGGTAGTTATGGTGCCGACCCGTACTGGCATTACGATGGTGGTGTGTTTCCTGGTACCGTGTTTACTGTGGCTACTCTTGGTGCGACCCGCGTTGACCTGTAATCGACAAATATAGTTCACTATTAGAAACAGGTGATAACAATATGACTAAGGTCATAGCGACGGTCGTGAACGCTGCGGGCAAGACGGTCAACGCAACGATGAGTGTGCGCCCCGAAACCGTGTACACGTCCGATAATATTACGACAGTCCCCGCACCGGTGCGCGGCGATGCCGACGACAAAGGCAGGATCGAGGTAGAGGTAGACGCCAGCCACGGCGGACGGTGGGCAATCGTTTTGAATGTTGCCGGTGTTTGGGCGCGTGAAGTGCGCGGCGCGGAGCTGCCGGCCTCCGGTGACGTTCAGGTGACCTCCCTGTCGGCGTGGAATGGCGGCACCACCCCCGATCCCGGCAATCCTGGCGGCGGCGGCCAAGGCAATGCTGGAAAGATCACCGTCAGTGACGATGGTCTTACCTGGACCTACGGAGAGTGAGAAAACACAATGGCAAACGTTACTGGGTACACTAAGGCCGGCGTAGACAAGCTGGTCGCCCCGCTGTTCTCTTCAATCTCGCCTTTCATGGTCGGTGGACACTATTATTCCCCGGTCACGTATTTTTGGCCCGATTTCTACAATGAGGGCCAGGCCGGGAAGATTTCAAAGTGGACCAAGACACTGGCCTACGGTAATGCACTCGGCTATGTGATCATGAATCGTTCCACGGGCGATTGGTCCGCCAAAGACAACGATTTTCTTACGCAGGCGCAGCGCGCCAACGCTGCGGGAGCGAAGAGAGTCCTATGGTACATTCCTACTCGCTACGGTGTCGCGTCGCTCGCTAAGGATGATGCCGCTAGGAATGGCGTGCCGGACCCGGACAAGTTTACGCGCGAATACATTATGCAGTTGTGCGCCAATCTGCGTTCCCAGTACGACGGTCTTTTCCAGGGTGTATTCTTGGACGAGGTAATCAACGGTTGGGGCGCCCAGGCGGGACGCGTCGGATGGTACGGTGACCTCATCGGCGAAATTCGACGCGCCTACGGCAAGAATTTCACAATCGCCATCAACCCTGGCAGTAACATTACTGAGGCCGTGTGCGCGCTCGATTTCGACGTGTGCATGAGTTTCGAGAACACTGCCACCAAGTATTTGACGGACGACCCTAATGATCCGATTGCGAATGATGTGATGCGTGCGCAGCCTTCCACCAAGTGGTGGCATGTCATTCATGGGGTTACGAAAGAGAATTTCCGACAGGTAATCGATCGTGCCGCGTCGTTCGGCGTGTCACATTTGTATGTGACCGATGGTGAGTTTGTGCAGGGTGAGGGTGGCCAGTGGGTTCCTGAGAAGAATCCTTATCAGAATCCTCCGTCGGATTGGATCATGGAGCATGTGATCGCCTGGCATGGCGGCTACCTCAGCCTGGCTGAGCGTGTCGCCGCGTTGGAGGCAAAGGCGACTCCGGCTCCGTCTCCTCAGCCTGGCGCCTGAGTGTTTCACGTGAAACATTCCCCCTCACCGCAGAAATCGTGGTGAGGGGGAATGTTTTCGCACCCGATGCAAGAGACTATAGTCCCAGGCGCTGGTAGTTTCCTCCGTGCTCGCGAGCAATATCATCCAATACGCCCATGAGATCAGAGCGCGCATCGTCCTGAACTTCGATCGACGGAGAGTTCAGGATCGAATGAATCGTGTTATTGATCTCCCGGAATTGGCGAGCAGCGATTGCATCATGTTCTACACTGTCCCATCGCCGTGCTAGACGACGTGCAAGATCGGATGTGCTCTCGCCGCTTGTTTCATGGTAAACGCCCACAACGTTCAATGGCCAGCCCCAGATAACCCATTTACTGACAGTGCCGTCGTCGCCGTTTTCTACAGTAACATCAATTCCGACACCCTTATAATGGTTGTGCCACTTCAGATGAGCGGCCATGTGTGTTTCGTCAATGTCGCACATGTCGGGCTTCGGAAGCCACAACTGTGTGAGACTAATCTCACATTCAATCTCCAGCATTGGATTATTCGCTGTCATGAGACGCTCCGCAAAAGTAGGTTGCAGCGCATTGCAGAATGCTCCGGGCTACAGGATTCCTCGTGAGTCCACCCTGCTGAGACGCCGCGCTTCGTCGTCACCACGACGCCATCATCGGTGACCTCGATCCTCCCCGACGGAGAGTCAATGACGGTAACTCCGGCACGCTCAGAAATGCGGGGTGACGTGATCGTGTCCTGCAATTCCCTGGCAATAGTCAGCGTGATTTCCTGGCGATCAATCTTACTCATTATTCCACCTCCCGAGCAGACGGCGTAACACCGGCCTGTCCCTGATAGTGCGACCCGAGACCATTGGTGCCGTACGGCATACTGGCGGGCCTATCCAAGTCCTCGAAAGCAATCTGCGCAATCCTATCCCCCGGACGAAGAATGGCGGATTTAGCAGAATGTAGGTTGGCGATCTCCAGAGTCACGTTTCCCTGGAATCCTGGGTCAATGTATCCCGCGGACACGTGAACGAGAATTCCGCGTCGCGCCCACGACGACTTACCTTCAACCCTGGCCACTAGATCGGCGGGCACGCTGACTTTCTCCTGCGTGGACGCGAGAATAAACTCACCCGGCAACAGTTCATAACCATTCTCGTCAATGGTGACATTCTCGTCACCATGACGGTAGACGATGATGTTTTCGTCTAGCCGCACTTCCACCGACGCCGGCTGAATAGACAGCGGTTTGCGCCAGTCGGAGATGAGTTCACCCCAATCGATTCTTCGTCGAAGAGTAAAATCACTTAGCGTAGCCATTCTGGCAGCTCCCGTCTCCGTTTTCCTCAATCACATGAACTGTGTAACCTTTATCACGTAGAATCGCTTCGGCTTCAAGAGCAAGGGCGAGCTTCTCTCCCGGGATGATTTCTACCGTGTCTTCATTGTGCTCCGACAGTACGATCGCGCAGACGTACGCATCATCGTCCGATGAATCGCTATAAGTGAGCACATACTTGCCCATCTCATCCGAATATGTGCACCTAGTGAAAGAGATCCCCCCTTCCTGCCACGGACGCAGGGCAAGTGTTACTCCCTGAACAAATTGAACGGTGTGCATAAGCCCACGGATCACGACAGACGGATCGGTCGAATAACTCCTAATAGTGAAGTTACAGTCTGTGGCATGCATAAACGCAGCCGCACCCCACAGTTCGCCACATTTCGCCAAATCAAAGAAAACAATCTCAACAATATTCTCCACAACACTCACGCTTCCGGAATATAGTTGCTGAGGCGGTCATGTGAAACAGCGGACGTGAACTCTGTGAGACGGTCCCGAACCTCCCTAGCACGATCCTCCGGGGTGAGCTGCCTGTCGATAGTGTCCCAGTAGACGTTTCGCAGAAACGCGATCACCGTCTGACCTCCTCGCTCGGCGACGAGTTCACGCAAATACCACGCCGCTTTCCCCATGTCAACATTCTCGTCAGCACCATCCTTGTGACCCGCCCTGAAAATATACTTCAAAGCACTGCCAGTCAAATAGTCTTTGTCGCGAATGAAAGTGATGGGCTCGGGATTGAGGGCCGCATAATGTGGCGGGTGAGTTACCTCGTTCTCATGCACATTATCCTCGACACATCCACCGCCCTTCTCTGTGACATAGAGAGTGTCATCACACAAGGTCAACTCATAGCGCTTCTCGTCGAAAGACAAGAATCCTTCTCCACCCTCTTCGGTCTCATACCATATGCACCATTCGCCAGTAAAATACCTAGATGCTCTTCCGATGGGCGCTTCATAACCGTCGGAGACATGGAGACGAATTAGTTGGCCTGCAAATTTCACCTCATAGTCGTTATAAGCCCAATAAGGACCGATTTGCTGCCAATACCAGCCATCGCGCCTATGCTCCAAAGAGAAGCGACGACGACTCCAGCACGCTACTCGCCGTTTATTGGCAAAATTGTGGACGTGCGCCTCCCAGAACCCATCATGCTCCACTACCTTCGAAACGTACTCGTACGTGCTGTCCGGGTAGTAAATCTTCTCGTACTCATCATCTACAGGTGATACAACATAATCTCCTCTCTCCGTCTGGGTAATCGAATAATCGCTGTACTTGAAATAGTGTCTCCGCTCTACACCGCCATGAATAGAATCGAAACTAATCCCCTTGTCGTCGCCGGTTTGCGCTATGATTCTCTCTCTACTACCGTCCGGCAAGTACAGCCAAACCTGTCTCAAAAACACCGTGTCCATAGCCGTTTCACGATACTTCAGTTACCGAGAGTGCCGATCGTGGCAAAGTAGGCGAAAAACACCTGAAGCCACCAAAAAGCACGCCACGCCAGAGACAGTCCAATAACACCAACAATGAGGGCGACTGCACCCATGGCCATACCTTCACCCGTGGACCGCGGCTTGCGAAGCCATGCCACGAAACGATTCGTAGGACGCGGGGGCGCCATCACACTGAGCGGCACAGACAATGCGGGCGGCGCCGGGGCGGGCGGAGGCGGCGGAGGTGGTGGGGTAGGTGCACTAGCCGCGGGCGGAGGCGGTGCAGGAGTCGGCGCAGACGGGGCACTCGAAAAAGTAGACATAATAGTTTCCTCACTTTCCGTTCAGTTCTGCCATGAGACGGTTGGTCCAACCGTCGCTGTAATTGAAATTCGTACGCTTAGTGTGGCGTGTGCTCTTGATTCTCTTCGCTCTGTTCCTTTTGTGCTCCTGAAACTCAATCGTCTTGCGACGAACCTCGTCCTCGCGTCCATCCATGCGCTGGATTGCTGGGTATTTCATGATTTGACCCACTCGATCTCGTTGCCGAGAAGCCCACGCAGATCATTGATCAGATTACGCGCGTTCCCGAACTCCTCCTCGGCGATATCGAAAACTCGGTAGACGTTTCCTTCGGTGCAGACCACTAGGAAGGAATCGTTGGCGCATTGGGGGATGAAAACATTGCGGACGTTTCCGATGAGGGCGGGCCGCTGAACGGGAATGGCCTGTACGAGGTCGGCGCCGGTGAGAATTGCGACGGCGGTCACTCGCTCAACTGGGATGCCTCGGAATTCGTTCTCGCCTTTCTCGTATCCTTTTGCGGGGAAGTGAATCTTGGTGCCTTTCAGGTTAGTGAATACGGCACCTCCTGTGGTCTTGCATGATCCGTATCCCGTGCGGCGGCGTGCCATGATGATCCTCTCCTCAAAATATATGTGTGTGTTGGTGATGGGGTGGGTGGGTGGCTCATCGTCCGTGATGGGCCACCCACTGTTATGTGTGTGTCAGTTCTCCAGCCACCAATCTGCCAGATAGGCGATAATCTCGTCAGTCAGAGCGGAAAGTCCCTCGTGGACGATAGTGAATCCATCGACATCGTACTGCCAGAGTCCCCAGGAGACGACGTCCTCGCACACGTGAAGTCCGAGCGTCTGCCCACCATCGGCGGTGGCTCGCTTGAGGCCTATGATCTCGCCGGTCTCGTCTACCCAGTAGTCCGTGTCGCCCCACGCGTTGGCGGCGGCGCCGACGGCGTAGGCGATGTCAGTGTCGGTGACGATGTTCTCGGCGGTGGTGGTCATTGTCTTATCCTCTCTATCTTGGCTGGGTGGCTTGTCCTCCCTGCCGATGTCTCAATCATGCTCCCCCGTGCCCCATGGGTCAACCCACATGAGCGGTGGCCTATCTCACAAAGTTGTGCGTGGCATACGTTGACAACATGGGGTGTGCGTGGTATACGCACGCGCACGTACCTACATATGCCGAGAAGACACTCAGACGTCCATGATAAAATTAAAGCCACCGAAAACCTTTACGAAAGGCGGTGCAAAATTGGCAGATTCCGTCACAGAATATGCTGCGTCGGAAATGAAATATTGGTGCACCACAGGCGACTACGGGGGCACCGGTTATGCCCAGGATAACCGGTGGACCTGTTACTGGAATTCCAATGATGCCGGCTGGAAAACGGGCCCCGGTGACATGGATTGCAGTAGCGGCGTAGCAGGCGCCTACAATATTGCATTCCACAATGTGTGGGGAACCGGCTGGGATGATCCGATCATGTTCCCGCGGACTGGCGAAACATGGACCGAAACCCTGAATTCTTTGGCCGCGAATCGCGGTTTCATGGATATCGGGGACACGTGGTACGGGTCCACGCCGTCGGGAGGATTCCATGTCGGCGACATGGTCCTGAAGACCACAGGAGACGGCGGACATGTCGCAATGTGCGTGCGCGAAGATGACGACTCATTCAACGCAGGCGACCCGCTCCTCGCTGAGGCGTGGATTAACGAGAATGGCGAAATCTCGGAAGGTCAGATGGGTGACCAGACTGGCTACGAAACGCACGTAGTCCGGTACAGTAGTCACCCGATGACTGTCGCGGCCTCATGGTCCACATGCATCCGTTTCGGAAAGCGAACCGACTCTGATAACGGGCACGAGTCCGCCGGATCATACCGCCTTTCCTCAATTCAGGAGGCCGTCCTCAGAGCCGCCGACGCGGAGAATTGCCCGTGGTGGGCCGCCCTGGCGTGCCTGTGGATGGAGACCGGCGAGCGTGGCGCAAACATTTACGGGCACGACGCCAATGGCGCCGGCCCGCACGGCGAGGAAGTGACCGAGGAGAATTTCCGCGAATTCTTGGCGGCAATTCGAGACGGCGAAAACTCGAACGGCGTGGGGCCGTTGCAGATCACGTATCCGGGTTATTTCTTTGATGACCCGGATCGTGAATGGTGGATGCCGGAGAAGTCGGCTGAGGTCGGCTGCCGTATTCTTCGCGACCTTATCAACGCCGAAGGTGACAGCTATGAAGCGTTGAAGCGCGTTGGGTCGCGGTATAATTCAGGGAATCCGTATGACGCGTACGAGTCTTATGGGATTCTTTTCAGTAATCGTTGCAAGTCTTGGTATGATTATGGTCGCCCTTCCGGGGGTGCCGGAGAGGAATTTTGGGATATGAGCGAGGGCGTTGATCTGCTCAGGGAGATTCGCGATCTTTTCCGTAGTGGAAAGGCGGGGGATCATTTCGCGGGCGACATGAATTGGTATGCCAAGGCTACCTACGAGGAGGTTAAGTCTATTCACGCGTCCGTGGATCAGATTCTGCATTCTGTGACTCCGGGTCAGGAGAATGTTCGTGAGGCTGGCGCGATTTATGGTGCCGTGAACGAGATTCGTAAGGCTGTGTCGACGCCGTCGTCTTTGCAGGCGCATGATGGTGTCGCAGAGTCTCCGACTCCGGAGTCTCCTGCCCCGGCTCCGGCTCCGGAGCAGAATTCCTGACGCGACATGTTGGTGTTCTATCGTGGCGTATTCGCTTAGTATTATGCTGAGTGTTACGTCATGGTGAATGCGACATACGGGGAGCTTCACTCTCTTCCCTCTCCGTGATCTCCTGTGGCAGTGGTAGAGCAAGTCTCCGGACGGTCAATGAAAGATCGTCCGGAGACTTGCCTCTGTTGTGTGCTATACTTTCCTGCGTACCGCTTATCAGGTTAATACACAAATATTTTCCTACGCGTTCCGACGGTGCAATAAGAGAATACTATCGCCCTCATGTTTTCCTACACACATAACCCGACATGCTCCAGGAATCGGCATGAGGGCGATAGTATACAATCCATCTAATGAAAGTGAAAATTAGGGTGACTAAGTCACTTTATGTTGCTACTATTTTTGCGGCCGTCATGGTGACGGCAAACACCTTGCTCATGGTGTATGAAGATTACATCAATGGCACTATGAATGTGACTCGTGATTCTTTGTGGTGTGTTGGTGCGATCATTCTTTGGGCCAGTGTGCGTACCGTCCGGTTTATGCGGACTGTCGGCTACCATCCGGGCTTCCATAGAAAGTAACTAAAATATAACATTCTCCGCCTAGCAACGATGATTGCTAGGCGGAGAATGTTATATAATACCTATTGCAGCTCTGCCAAAACAACCATAATAAAAGAGGACATTAGATACGCGATGCTCAATTTCTTGAACGATGTTCTCTCCGACGCCACCCTAGTGGCCTTGGCTGCTCTCACTGGCACAATATTCTCGAACGTAACGCAACGCAAGAATGCTCGCGACCAGGAACAGATCTCAATCCTGGACATCACCGTCCGGTCACTTTCTGAGAGAGTGACGGCCCTGGAGGCCAGTCTTGCGGCCGCCGAAAGAGCCGCAGACCTAGCAGAAGACGGCCGCCGTCGGGCAGAAGTGAAGTGGTGGGAGGCCGTCTCTTTCGCGCACACTGTTCTCGATTGGGGTAGGTCCCTGAAAATTCTGATACCATCTGATAAAGAGGACTCAATCCCTACTGAGCCTCAAATTCCGGATTCCATGAGGTGATTAATAAACATGTTTACTCCTGAGGTCCGCAAGGCCCTTTACGCCCTGCTCACCGCCGTTCTCGGTGTTTTCGCCGCTTTCAATGTTATTTCCGCTGACCAGGCGTCTCAGTACGCTGACGCTGTCACCCAGATTGTTGGTGCTCTGACCCTGGCGCTGGCCACGTATCACACTCGTCCCGGCGCGGCCGCTGGCCGCCACGCCGCCGGTGAGGGTGAGGCCACCGAAGACAAGGTCGCCTGACCTCCGCCTTTTATAAAACACCACTGCCCCCTACCGGATAGTCGGTGGGGGGCAGTGGTGTTTCACGTGAAACACAGAGTGAATGTTTCACGTGAAACATTCACCGTCGCTCCTGATCGCTCCCAACGATGCGGGCGATCACATCCTCGTCGTGGCGTTTAGTGACTGCCCACAGGAAGAGATGCCGCCCCGCATCACGCGCGTCGTCCGCATCCGGCTGGCCCACGGCGGTTCCGGTGGGCCAAAAACCAAGAGACCTCAAAACATGGTCGGGCATCGTAGTTTTTGCCATTGCGGGAGTCTGCCACACGATATCCCCGAGCTCCCACGCCAGTACAGCATTGATTTTCACTGGGGTGAGGTCTGCAAGAAAATTGTTGCCAGGTCGAAGATCAAACTGTTCGCACACGACGATATCTGGAGCGAATTCGTTTCGTGCGGCCAGAATGTCGTAGACGCTAGCCGTCCAATGCTCATACTTGAATTGTTGAACGTGAATGATTGAGAATTCGTGGTCGTCGTAGAATTCTCCGATGACGATTCCTGTTGATTTGCCGGGATCGACGGCCATCACCCGCTGCATCACGCCTTTCCTCCTTTCTTCCGTAGATTACGCCGCGACTTGTTCACGGTAGCAATATTCTTCACCGTGTCCGAACACACTCCGTCCACCTTGAGCCACAGCGTATCCGGCGCCATCGGCTTGCCGCGTCCCTTTTTCAGAGTCCACGGCGTATCCGGGTCATCCGGGAACGGCAGATTCTTATAGCACCATATTGCACAATCCTGCGGGGAATCGAAATGGAAGTCCTCTTTCGGAATGTATCTTTTCAGGTCATAAATGCGTCGCATGAGCGAGGGGGTGAGCCATTTCGGTAGTTCCTTGTACATGCGAAGCGATGAGCTAGTGCACGGACAATTCACAGGTTCACCGCCGATGAAACGCGAGACACGAATCCACCTCTCTTCCCCGCAATTCACACAACGCATATGAAAATACTTATGGTGATCGCTCATGAACCTGTACTCAGGGGACGTAACCTCCCACTGTCGAAAGCGGCGTCCCACCATTTCCGGTTCCTCCCCGGTCAAGTTTTTGTTTACTGGCTTGACCGGATGGAGGATACGGCGGTTGCGTCCTTTCTTTCTTGTCTTGGTGCGAATGATAGAGATTTCACCGGGACGAAATACTCCGTTCTCGGTCGCGAACTCCCATTCGAACACAACCGATGGGTTGAATTCGTTATAGCACCACTCGATAGCCGACGTCATGCCGTCGAACTCAAAATTATCTACCCCGTTCTCCTCTCGCCACGCCCAAATATTGAGGCGGATATCGTTGTAGGAACGGCTCGGCATGAGTGTCTCATTTGCTTTGCGATGGTAGCGCAAATACGGCATATCCGGTGTATGGTCCAGTGCTACGTCAAGGTTGCATGGGGCGATTGGCTTGCTAATGTCAGGGCGCACGAAACGCCATTTCTTGTCCTCGGGGACCTCCAAATAGGTGAAGCACCATTCCAGGGCATCATCCACGGAAGGGAAAAGGAATTCCCCACTGGGGACACTTGTTTGAAGCCGTTCCAGTCTGTTAGCGGCTAGTCTGTACAGCTTGTATGATGGTTGCATCATTCGTGTTTTCTCTCTTCTCTTATTTGATTGAATAGCGGGGGCGGCAATACTGCTGCCCCCGCTATTCAAATCATGCGACCGCGCGTGTCAGAAAACTACCGGCGATGCAGTCGCATTATTCCTCTTGGCCTCGAAATCAATGGAAGAAATCTCAGCCCTAGGAGGCCAAAAGGCGGGCTTCGGTGCACCGTCCTCGCCGAGGATTGTAATCCCGTTCTCGTCCTGCTCGTATACGGGGCGACCGTAATCGTCCAAACGAGGCCTGGGCTTGCTCATTCGCGTCACCAATGTTGCGTGAACACCATCCAGATTCTCGCACACCCGCTTCACGGTCGCATCGATCTTATGCGGTGAGAGAAGATCGGCCCTCTCCCTGGCGTCGGCCGGCCACAGACCGGCCGCACTGAAGTACTTCGGAATGTTGAAATGGATAAAAGTCTTCCCATTCTTGTTGATAGTGAAAACTGTGCGGTCGGTGAGGGCCTTTCCGGCGTCCTCGTCGTCTCCGTCGATCATCCAATCGGTAACAAGCATTGGCCTGCCGCTCTTGGACGTGGTCATTTCGGCCTTAGTGATGAACGCCGAGTGCTTTCCGGGCTTGGGCGGCTCGAAATTGCCGCCACCTGTGGCGACTTCCAACGACGAAAGGTCGGTTCCGAAATTGAAGCCAGTTGCCATAATTATTGCGCTCCTATGAGATGGTGGTAAAGAATTGCGGGTGTCAGTTCTCGCCGTCGGCGGGCTTGCTGCGGAGTACTTCCCTGATCGCGTCGGCGGCGATAGCGAGAGTCTCGGCGGTGACGCCACGGTCTGCGGTAACAGTGATCTTAGCCATAATATGTTTCTCTCTTTCTATGTTTGGTTAGTGGCTAGTGATGTAATTGTGAATCTTGGTCATGCTCGGATTCCCCATCGCTGGCGGGAACCCGCGCGTCTGTTGCTTTGTCACAACGTTCGGCTTGCGAGTGTACAGGACTGGCACAGTGATCTCTTCACCGTCCCCATTGTCCACGTTCGCCCACTCCATGTAACCCACGAAGTTGAATAAAGCGGGGATGCGCTGCCCAGACTTTTGTCCTTCAAAAGACGGGGCAATGAACGTTTCCCCGGTGACTTCATTGCTTTCGCGCGCGGAGTGTGTGATAGCAATGAACGAAATGTCGGGGGCGTCCAAGAATACGCTGATCGCCTTCAACAGGGAATCGTATACTGCCCGCCATTTCGTCCAAGTATCATTCGACACAGCCTCATAGTGGGTCAGAATGAGTTCCTGGCACTTATCTAGTGTGTCGAACACGACAGTCTTGTAGGGGAATTCTGCAAGATTGCGTGCAATATTGTCGCAAAGATTGGCGCAATCAACCCACTTGTCGCAATGCACGACAGTAATGTTCTGCAGATTCCCCCAGTCCCGTACTGGGAGTGTGCCGGATTCGAAATCAACGTACAAGACAGGCGACATGTCGTCCACCTGTGATGCCGTGGCTGCGAGCGATGTTTTGCCGACGCCACTCACACCATGAATGAGCATGTTGAAATGATTATTCTGTTCCGGGTTCACGACCGTCATTCCGAGACGAGCAAGAGTGTCCTCGAAAGTCATGATATGTTTCGCCTCCTAACCGTTCATATTGTAGTTTTTGAATGCTTCTGTGTGGCGCTCATGCGAGCAATACCAACATAGGGGGGACGATTGGAGACTGTCAACCCCGCCTTCACGTGACCTTGCTCTCCCCCAAATGTTCTGGAGTCTCTCTACGGCCGCGACCGCAACGTCCTGCCGCCATGGGAAAGAGAACTCGCAAATACTGTCCGGCACTACCTCTACACTGCAGTCCCTTGGAAGGGCGACGATGGAACAGTGAGCTACCTCGTGTCCAAGCTGCGTGAGACCGTACCCGTAGAGCATGATCTGAAGATAGTATTTACGAAATTGGCTTCCTGCCGCCGTGTTGGCGAATCGCGGCAGACCATTGTCCCATTTGATACTCTTCCGGAATGCTGAAATTTTTTTCCGTGAGAGCAGCTTCCAGTCCAGGACCGTCGCCGCCGCAATATCGAAACGATCCACACTCCCAGAAATACGCCCATAGTCTTCAAGATCGCATACCTCCACTCTCTGCTCCACTAGAACATTCGGATCATTCTTCGTGCGCGATTCCGCGAAAGCATGAAACGCGGTTCCCAGGAAAGGCGCCAGCGGTGTACCCGTATTTTCTGTATCGTGCGGGATTCCGAGAAGCTTATCTGCGATACAGCGTTCACAATCGTCCCCGATCTCGCTTACGCCGATGCGCGTTTGCTTGTCGCGTTCGGTTGGGGCGAAAACATTACTGGCCGCTGTTGCGGCGGCCGGGCTCAAATTCAAATTTCTCCCCTTCCTGAATTGCGGCGATAGCGGCGAGCCTGACGTCGCGGTGGACTTCAATGTCTCCGCTCGCAATGTCTTCAATGAAGAATAGTCTTGCGTCGCCGGCCGGCATGATTTCGTAGACCGTGCCGCCCAGCTCCTCTGCTCGCATTGCGGCTTGTTCAAGATTCGAGTAGACCCGGTAGTCGCCTTTCTGCGACGATTCCCATATTAGGTAGACGCCCATTAGTGTTTTTGCTTCCTCTTCCCTAAGTGTTAATTGGTGGTGTGTTATTCGATTATGGTTGCTGTGAGGCCGGCCCGCTCCTCGATCGCTGTAGAAATGACGGCCGCATAGCACTGAATCCGCCAGATGTTCTCCGATCGAATGTTGGGTACGTGCAGTTGCATTGTCTTGACACCGAACTGTGTTGGCCATTTCAGGATGATTGTGCGGCCGGCGATTTCGTCAATCGTGGTGCTCTGTGTGATGCGCATAATGTTTTTCACCCCTCCTTGGTGGTGAGTTCGTAAATGTCGAGGCTGTTATTGGTGGCCATGCCGCGCACAATGTTAATGTTGTCCGCCGTGACATGGATGACATTAATGTCTGAGTGTCCATCGTTCACTGGGGCAACGATCAGAAAATTCCTGCCAACCAATTCACTGTCGTCGGATACGAGAATGTTCCTGATAGTGCCTGTCATGCGGCGTCGCACTAGGCGAATGGCCGAGCTGTCGCGTGTTTCTGTCTTCATGGCATTTACTGTATACGCGTGGCGGTGGTGTACGCAACCCATGTGATCGTGGCGTCTATCACATCTCATATGAGGCCGCTCTCACGCAGACGCTCATACCCCGCCGCCAACCTGGGCTCCACGGCCGTCACGTCAACAGTGTTCTCACACTGCAAAAGAAAACGATTCACTCTCTTTGTTTGTCCCTTACGATTCAAACGAGCAGATGCCTGCAAATTCAAAATCACACTATTATCCTCGCTCAACCAGATCTCAGTGTTGCAAACATTCTGCAGACCATCAATCCCTTCGGCGGCGGCCGCAATGACAGCACACAGGACCCGCGGCCCGTCGGGCTCCAAAAATCGCCGCCACTCGTCATGGTAGTCACTGGACAACTCGACACTCTGATAGCCGGCATCAGCCAGTCGCTTCCGCAGCGTCGCCATGAACTTACGCGAATGACACCACAGAATAACCCTCTCGTCGGAAGGCAGATCAGACAGAATGTCGAGGGTGGCATCAATCTTCGATGACCCACGCTCCTCGAATTCAACACTATCGCCCATGATTCTCATCGGTCCGAGAGTGATCTGCCTGAGCCTCCCGTCGAGAACGGCGGCAGACGAGGCCACGCTGGCCCCACCATCCATAATCGCCAAACGATGATCCACAAACTCCCGATACATCCTCCACTGTTCGCGCCGCATCCCACAGGCGACGCGTTGAACATTTACGGGAGGGAGGTCTCCGAAAACCTCACTCCCCCGCATCGCAGACCAATTTTCACCCATGGAATCGCGTAGGGCGCCAGGGTTCCTCTCGCCACCATAAATCCTGGCATACGGAGACGCCGCAAAAGGATTGAATTCAGAAACAAAAAACTCATCCGCAAACCGGTAGAAACTACGGTCCACGCTATCCGGGTTCAGGAATTTGAGGACACCGTAAATGTTGACGGGTTTATTGCCGGCTGGCGTACCCGACAGGCCGAGACGGTACTTTGACTTCAATGCTTTTGCGGCCCGGAAAGATTGGGTGCGGTGATTCGCGATACGGTGAACCTCGTCCACGACCACCATATCGAATGCTTTCTTCGAGAAAGAAACGGTCGGCCATTTCTTCGCTTCTGCCGCCTTCCCCAAGGAAACCAATAGCTCAAAATTAATAACCCACCAACCATCCTCACCAGCCAGCGTGTTTTCAATGTTGGCGCGCCCTGCCTTGGTGGTACGTGACAGCACCCTTGCTTCCTGACCGGTAATGGTCTCGATACTGGCCTGCCATGACGGGATGACGCGTTTCGGGCACACAATGATGACTCGTTTGTCTGCGTCGAGTTTCTGCGCGGTCCAGATGGCGCCGTATGTTTTGCCGCAGCCGGGTTCCCATGCCAGCAAAGCACCACCGCCGTCTCGAATCGCGGTGACGGTACGGTTGATTTCTCTTTCCTGCGCCCCAGTGGGGCGAATGTTAATCATTGAAGTTCGTCCAAACGATCACTAGAAGACAAATCGTGAGTGTGAACACTAGTAGTATCACTTGTTTTCCTCTTTTCCATGTAGTGAACCCCGCCCCACCATTGTTGGCGGGGCGGGGTTCGTCATGGTGGTCAGTGGGCGATGGCGTGACGCTGCACGGCGTCCCAGTAGGCGTCCTCGTCCACGTCCACCACATAGTAGGGGGTGCCCGTGGTGGAGAAGTACTGTCCGATCACGTCGTCGGCGATAGCGGCAACGTCGTAGTCGTCCACATTGTCCAGTGTGGGGATGATGTCGAACTCGACGACGTCATTCCGAGTGCTGCGACGAGTGACGATGTTCATGATTTTCCTCTTCTCTCTGTACTGTCACCGTTCCTCGGTGACGGCTCTAGTATAGGCAGACCGTACATGCCCTCGTCAACCCCACCGGAAGTGACTCCGCTCACACCTCTAGGTGGAGGAGAGACAACGCCTCGCCCACAGCAGCACTCACGTCGCCACCGCACTCCAGGAGCCTCATGCAATCGAACACCGTGTGCGCCCGCCCGTCCGCGAGCGGATCATCCGCATGATGCGAGAAGACCAGACCACTGTCCAGCATCGTCACACCCGGGGCCGTGTCGCCACCCCACACATATCGCCATCGTCGCCCCACCCGTTCGTAAGGCCAACCAAACAAACGGACAAGATCATTAAACCCATACTTTGAATTGAACTCACCAATCACACCACCATAACCGCCATCCGGCACAGAAGACAAAGAAACATCATCGTTTTTCTCCTCGTACCCAATATTCTCCAACCATTTATCAACACTCAAACGGGCACCGTCAATGAGCCAATGACGCACTCGCAGCCCGAGGCGATGCGACGGTAGGAAAAAAGCTCGGGACGCCTCAGCGCACGACCCGTCCCACTGGGCCACCGGCCCCAACACGCTAAAACACGTCCGGCCGATCGCCTCACATTCTCCCGCGGTCATGCTGCGAGTGCACGGCAGAACAACGCGGAAACGCGGAGACGGGAAAGACGACGACGCCGTCTCCCACACAATGCCAGCAAGATTCGCTGCCCGCATACGGTCCCCGACGAAATCTTTTCGTGATCCGTGATCCGCGTCCAAAACAATGGCGGACCGGGACACGAAATTCCTCTTCTGCCGTCTACCCCCTGAAAGAATGCCAGCGAAAAAGGCGGGGGCATCATTCTTCTCGCATTTCGAGGGCGCCTCACACAGGGCAGCAAAATCATTAAGATTCACGTTAGTAGCACGCCACCCTGTGATGGAGCGAACACTGCCCGCTACCATCACAGGGAAACGCACCCCGAAAACATCACTCACTGTACGATGGTTCCGCTATCTGATCCCGCAAAATCGCCTCCACGAGATCATTATCCACAATCGCACCTTCGGTACGAAATTTCACGCCCCGACGAAGAATATACTGCCGATACTCCTCCACGCTTCGCGGAGACAGATTCTTCGCCTCCAACACTTGATAAAGGCGCGTCTCGGTCGGCGGATTACTACTGAAATCATCCACCATACGCGTCAAATCCGGAACAAAAACATAATCGACCATTTTCAAAGCGTCAGGAAGCCAGAAATCGGCGGCCAGGCTGAAAGCTTTCCTCACAGCTGACGATGACACGCTCATCTGCTGCTCAAAAAGAGACAGAATAGCAGCCACACGCATAATATGATTCCCCATACGGTCAATGACCGCCTGCACCGCCCGCCGGAAAGGCGACTCTCTTGCCGCCTCCCCACCCCAGGCTCGCATCGTTTCTACCCAAACATTCCGTGCGGACTCAGTCACAGTCATAGCCATTGGCGTGTTGACAGGCCAAAACTCTGTGGCACAAGTAACAGTACCACGGAATTCATGCTGCATCATACCCAGCATTGTCGAAATGCGCTCGGAAGCATGCTCAACAAAACCATCACCATCATGTGCGCTCCGGTCATTGTTGGTGACCCATCCGAAAGACGAAGGATCAGACTGGCGATCCTCTTCATCCAACGCGAAAAGAATGCGCGGTCCCCATCCCGTCTCAAACAAGGATTGCGACATATTATCGACTACGTCGCCGAGAATCCCGGTGCCGCAGAAAGCAAGAGAATGAGGAACTCTCTCACTATCCGCACGCCTGACGCCGTCATCACCGACACGCACAGACTCGACCGTTTTGCCCGAGTAGACGTCGGTCAGGAATCCGATAAGCCCACTACGATAACCCTCACCCTGTGATGCGGAATACATGTTCTGTAGTTCGTCTACGAACATGATAGACGCCCCGCCAGCCCGTTGCGCCATCCTCAAATTCAAGCCCTCGGCCGTCACATTCGACCCGAACAAAACATTCGCCATAAGAGACCGCTCACACGGGCTATTACCGATACTATTCAGCAAATCTTTACGATCAGCCTCGAACTCGATGATGCGATTATTGATATCGTCCCGCTCTGTCCGGTACTCGTCAACATCAATACGCCCGCTCTTCCTCTCTAGGGATTCCAGGCGACGGAACAGCATATGAAGTGCCGAATCCACCTCCTGCACGGCCGCCAAAGACTGAGACGAATCCCACCTGAACGCCCCCACACAATCCTCGAAAAAACTACGCACCAAAGACTGTGCCGTAGTCTTCCTCGAAAGAGTAGACGCCCCCAGGCAGTGCGAATACAAAGTCAACGGCACCATGTTCTGTGCGCTAGCAGACAGATGAGTCCTCGCAGACAGTGGCGCGGACACCATCGTCAGGAAAGTCGTCCACAGAAACCTGGGCGGCGTCTCCGGCGACCTGGACAGCAAATAGTCAATAACCCTGTCAGCGAACCAATCGGAGTGCACTCCCCCTTCCGGGGACTGGAACTCGTAATCCGCAATCTTTTCAACGCTCAATCGCCTTCCTCCTCTGCATAGGCAAGAAAACTATTGAAAGTGCCAAGAATCTCGTCGCCGTCGAAAGTGTAGCCGACGTCGAATATAGGGCCCCAGTAACGGTTCGTCTGTTCGAAAATCGTCGCCTTGTACCCGCGCACAGTGTCCGCTTCGAAAACAAACCTATGCTCGGACGATGCGACGACAATGTGAATGCTGTTGTTCCAGGCGCTTACTTCCAGGCCGAGCGAATCGTTTCCGCCCTTGCTGGCGTAATTCTTGCACGTCTCGGTGACACGCTTCAGGAATTCCCAGTCAAATAGCTTGATCATTTGTCCTCCCATAGTTTTGTCTTGATTTCGTTGAGCAGCTCCTGAAGCTCCCATACCCCTTTTCCTCTCTCCACCGTTGTTATTGTTTTGTTCGTGTCGCGATCTCGAATGCTCACCGAATACTCGCCACCCACAACGTTGAGAGTGCACCCGCATCGTTTCCCGATGACGTCCAAGTAGAGTACGGACAGATCGCTGTCTACCCTGGCATCCTCCCTAACGTCTAACAGGGCGGACTCGCAGCACGGGTCATTGAGCATCTCCGCCACGAATTGGGTCACGATGGGACGCAGCTCATCGTCAATCATGACTCCCACCCTCCATCATGCCAGCCAACTCCATGAAGAGATTCACAGCATGGACAATGGTGGCCCGATCGGCGGCACGCTCATCCAAAATGACATGATTCGATATCTGAACAACACGCACCCGCCAGCCATCATCCTTCGTGATAACAATTCTAAAGACGGTCCTATTGACGGGATTCCTGGCCGTCGCCTTGAACAGAACCCCAAAAAGACGGCCGCCTTCATTGTTGCCATGCAAAGCGGTGATCGAACACTGAGGCCACTGGACTAAATCGCCGACGCAACTGGCAAGGAAAGAGAACACCGACCCATCAATACTGGAGTCACTCATTGCCGGCCGCCTTACTACGGTTCGCCGCGACAATCAAAGCACGGCGGACGAACTCACCAACACTCTCCGGAGGAATCGCGATGCCCTTCCGCTTAACGGACCTCGCTCTCACCGTGTCGCCGGCGACCACGATGCGACAGGTGCTGCCGATAGTGATGATGCCGCCATCGTAAATCTTGCGGGCGGGCGCATGTACGTTGAACTCGTGGCGACGCCCGTCAATGTTCCACTCACGGACCGCCTGGGCGATAACCGTCTCAAAAACTGTACCCATAGTTATGCTTCTCTTTCCCATGTTGTGACGGATACTACTGTTCTATTGATTGTGAAGAGGGTTAAATGTCAAAGCCAATCACCTCCTTCACCGGCACGCCACCCAAATCACACAAATCGGCCAACCAATCCAGCGCATCCGACCGGGCACACTCCCACGTCGACAAACCCTTATCACTGCCCCGCATTTCTTCCAAACAAAGAATGAAATCGTACGCCAGACGGGCAGCCTCCTCCTTCCTCTCACACCGCCTGATATGCTCACGAATCCACCTGGCCGCAACGGCCGTATTCTCACCGACAGTAGAAATCTTCCTCCACCATGCATCCGCCGTCGTCTCTTTCGCACTGAAATACCACGCTGTCGGCCTACCGTCATCGAAAACATACGCCTCAACAATGCCGACCTTGGTATCCCAAATAATGACAGTAAAACCATCATCATCATGATAGTAGGACATAGCAGGCGGCATATTCTGGCGAATAAACCCCACCTCAACGTCCAGATCGGTCACACCTTCATTGTTGGGGCCATCGTATTCAAACCAAAGCATTACTCTTTTCCTCTCTTCCTCGGAATTGCGGTGAGTCAGACGATCGCACTGCCAAGAATCTGCCGAATTAGAACACAAAACCAACCCCATGCCTTATTAGCGGCGTCCGACCGGTCAGGGGAATCCAACGCGCCAGGAGCAAGCTTGACACCATTCCCATCCGCTCCCACAGCAATCTGCCCAATAATCTCACCATTGAAATAAGCAACAATCAAAGAATCCCCCGCCGTCGCAAGAGCGATACCACAAGCGTCCCCCTCCGAAGCGAGAGTATCCATGACCGAGGCGCCTATAACAAGACGGTCGAACATCTCCCGCACACTATCCGCAATGTTCTCATTACGGGTCACACCAATATTGGTCCTCCACTGAAGAGTTTCAACATTGTCCTCGGTCAACGCGACCTCACCGGAAACGAACATCATCTCACCCATCGGATTCGTGTAAACGTGGAATCGAATTGAATGCGTGAGAGGCCTCACCGGCCTCCACCGGGTAGCATCCTCAACGGTGGTGCGGGCATGCTCGATAACAGGATCATGGGTGAGATCATTCACAAAGTGGTCCCAGATGGGGCGCTTCGACGCGTCCTCCCCAATGAACGGGGCAACGTCAAGCTTGGCGCCGCTTCGCCTCATAGCAACCATCATGGTGCCAATCGTCGCCCCGCCAGACGAGATCACCAGAGTCGAAAACTCATCCTCATCAACATGGAGACCATGCTCCTCAGCCAGGGTAAGAATACGATCATAAATTTTCGCCACACCCACCATGGAAGCCAGTGCCTCATTGGAGAAACGATGGTCGCCCGGAAATTCGGGCATGTAGACGGGTACAAGACGATCGGACAAAAGAATGTCCTCCTTGTCCATTATCTGCGTTGTGCCGTCCAACCAAACGCCCCGCGACCAATTCGTGACGTCAATGGTGAAATGCGCGTCGTAAAACATGATATCCTATTCCTCTAGCGTTTGTGTTGTCAGAATTGCGAGGGTTACCGTACCCCCAGTGCGCCCCACAGGGTCCAAACGATCCCCACGACACCGAGTGTTCCGACAATGGCGAGGCACGATGCGGTCAGGTAGATGATGGTGGCCAGGATGATTTCGCTGCTTCGCTTCAAAGGGCGGCGAGTAGCAACGTTAGTGCGCTTCGGTGCCGCATGCCTCATGGTCATGGTGTCCTCTCTTTCTCTGTGATGGTCTTGGATGTGTTGCGGTGGCGTCCGCCCCGTCTGACGGACTGCTGTCTTGCTCCCGATAGCCTTAACTCTAGCCCTGCGACGTTCGCTTGTCCACACCACCGAGGTGAGGCGTCCGTCACACTTTGGGGTGTTGGTTCCCGACATGCCAGCCCACCGCCCGGAACACTAGGTGATGGGCCACACATAGTCACATCCTCCGTCCCACGATCACACGAGACCGAAGAAGTCAAGCTAGATGGGCCGGCATGTCACTGGTCACGCCATCTCACACAACGTCAATACCATTCTCCTCCAACACACTCCCAACCTCCTCAACATCCTCCACATTCACGCCGGCAACACTGATGCCGCACTCGATCCTGCCGTCACTATGCTCAATGATTTCGGCCTCAAGCGTGACACGGTTCAACCCAAAAACAATTTCCCTCCCCAATAGTGCGATGGGGCGCACGTCCACATATCCCGTGGCGCGGAGAATGTCGAGGGCACGGATCATCGTGTCGGCTCCACGTGCGACATTGGCGAGCAGCGCCGTCATATATTCAGGTGTTTCTCTCTTGTCGGCGACACTCACCATGTAATCCGTGCCGTCCATGTGCTCGACCAGAATTGCGAGGCGCGCCGGGGAGTCGCCTGCCGGCTTCGTAAGCCGGCGCACGTCCATGTGTCGGATGAGCATTCCCTCGTCCAGCGTGTTGTCCATTGTGCATGTCCTCTCTTCCTTGCGTGCACCAACCTTCGCTGATGCGTTCACCTTAGAAGGTCGGGGTGTGGTGCTGTCAACCCCAGCGCATGTGAGCTGTCCCTCATTCCACTCGTGGGCTTGCACTGCTGCCCCATCCGCGCCGCCATACGAGCATGAATACCTCAACTACCCCACACATCTCGCCCATCCTCGAACCCGAGACCACGATGGCTCTCATGCTCCACTACGTCGAAGACAACGAGAGCGCCGCCTATGAGTACGCGCGCGCGATGCTGCGATCCTTCATGCTCGACCTCAACTCCCGCGATGCCCTCCGGCTGGTGCGCGACATTGTCACCGAGTCCACGAACGACATTGGGGAATTCGAGGGAGAGGAGACGGCGGCCCGGATCGACGTCGCACTGCGGCGACTGATCGACCGTCCCGAGGTAGACGAGGTCCCACCTCCTCGTCGAAGGTGGGACCTCGTCGGCATGGTGCGCCTACTGCGGAAAGGCGGTGTGTGTGGTGTCGGCCACCGCGCAGTATCGATCTTTCACAGTTTCCGTTAACCTCCCGTTCATCTTGTTCACCTCTCGTTTGCTTTCTACGCATGTGGGTTGTTTGCTAGCAACTGGCTTTCTAGGGCAGAAACACCTGTTTGTGTTACTACAGTGTTGGTGTGTGTCGTCACACTTTTCGCCTTGCAACAAGACTTCCTGCCGGAATGTTTTCGTTGATATTGCAGTGAATAGTCCGTGTTGCAGTTCGTGTGATGGCATGGTTTCGGTAGATGCGTTTGACCTCGTATGCTACACTCGAGTAGACGAATCGTCGAAGACGATCTGCGGCGCAGCCGCTGAGGAGCCCTAGCGACGCAAGCGAGCGTCGGCGCCGCAGGGTGTTTTCGAAGAGCTCGCCACTGTGTTGGGCCCAACCTATACTCTTAAAAGAGTACTAGAATTAGACACTGTCTAGCGCAAATAGACAGTGTCTAATTAGGGAACGTGTGTTATAACGTAATTAGTGTTCAATGGTGAACATGGTGATCGTTGACAACGAACAGTGTGTGGTGGGGATAACAAACACGTGTTGTGGTGGACGTAACAAGCA